ATCGACGGAACCCCGTACAACGATTTATCCGACGACGGATTGCAAAAGGTCGTCGATATGTTCGGCGACGTGCCGATTAAAGAGTTGACCGCCCAAATGGAAGCGGTCAAAAAAAAAATAGATGAAGAATTGCAAATGTATTTCCCCCGTATGTTCGACGATGCGACGATTAAAGAGTATTACGACGAATTGCGTAACCGGACAATGTTAATGTTGGATGCGATTATAAACGGCGATACAGAGGACAAACGGGCGGAAATTGATAAAATAACGACGATGTTGTTGTTATATAATCGCCCGGTTATTTTTAGCGGTTCCGATAACATGGAAATTCAGTACGATAAACAGTTTGAAAATATGTGTTTAACCATATCGCAACATTTGCACGTACCGGAACCAAAGAAATACACCGTATTGGAGTATTACAACGCATTTGAGCGGATAAAGGAGTTGTTGAAACCAACCAAAAATAAAAACGGCGTCAAATAAGGCGATTTGCGGCGTTGTTTTTCTTTGGTTGATTAACTACATAGAAAAGAAAAGATAATTTAATACGGGGCAAATTGCCCGCAAATAACGTTAAGTATGGCAGATAATAACAACCCTATAAAATATAGCGACCTTGTAAGCCCGGACGATTCGATTACAAAGTTGATTAATCAGTTAGACCAACTTTCCGACGCCTATATGAACACTCTAAAAAATATAAAGAGTGAGGCGATAACGGTTAAGGCTGCATTGGAGGGCGTAAGCGGGGCGACCGAAAACGGACGTAAAACAATCCGGGGGGCGTCCGCCGATACCGACAAATTGACACGGGCGGCAAAGGATTTGGCATTTGCGGAAAGCGAGAACGCAAAACGGTTGGCGGAATTGAAGCAAGCGCAAAAAGAGGCGAACGAATTAAACAAGTTGACAACCCGGTTGAACCAATCCGCCGAGGGTTCATATAATCGTTTGTCCGCTCAATACTCAATCAATAAAATATACCTCAATAATATGACGGTTGAGGAAAGGGAGGCGACCGAGGAGGGGCGCAAATTGGTTGCCGAAACAAAAGCGATTTACGAGGAAATGAAACGGTTGCAGGAAGCGACCGGGAAAACGTCGTTAAACGTGGGTAACTATTCCGATGCCGCAAAGGGTTTGACGACCCAAATAGAGAACCAAACGAAACAATTAGCATTGTTACGATTGGAGGGCAAACAAGGAACCGCCGAATATCAGCAATTGAGCAAAGAAACCGCAATATTGCGGGATGCCGTCAAGGATGCAACCGCCGAGATTACCCGCATGGCGTCCGATACGTCCAATTTGGATGCCGTATTGAGTTTTGCGGCGGGTGCGTCCGGTGGGTTCGCTGCATTTACCGGGGCAATGGAATTGTTCGGGGCGGAAAGTGAGGACGTACAAGAAGCGCAAAAGAAGTTACAGGCAGCAATAGCCATTACAACCGGGGTGCAAGCCATACAAAACGCAGTACAAAAACAATCCGCAATTATGTTGGGTATTTCCCGGCTACAAATGGCGGCATTGAGCAAAGCGCAAGTTTATAACCGCCTTGTTACCATGCAGGGAACAAAGGCAACATTGGCGGCTACAATTGCGCAAAAGGCTTTCAATCTGATTGCCGCCGCAAATCCGTATGTTCTTTTGGCGTTGGCATTGGTTACGGTTGTGGGGGCTTTAGTTCTGTTTGCATCTAATACCGATAAATCGGCAAAGAACCAACAAAAACTTAACGAGGCGCAAAAGGCGTGGTTGGATTATTTGGAAACCGAGGCAATCGAAATGAACCGGGTTAGCAACGAACGTGTCGCCCAATTGAACCGGGAATTAAACATTGCTAAAGCCCGTAACGCTTCATTGTCTGAAACCCGAAAGATTGAGGACGAAATATTAGCCGAGCGCACAAAGGCGCATAATAAAAGCGTTGGTTTTTACGGTCAAGAATTAAACGATTTGGAGGCAAACCGGGCAAAGTTGAAGCAATTAAACGATATGTTATTGCAGTTGAATAACGCCAAAGCCCGTGGGGATAAGAAAGTTTATATTGATGTTGATTTAGACGGTAAAATTGATAAAGTCAAGGTTGATGAAGCAATTGAAGCCGTACAGGGTCAAATAGATAATACCGGGCGGGCGGTTGACATTGCCGTTAATCTAAAAACCGAGGGGGCGGATTTGGACGCCGAAAGGAAAATACAAGCCGCCCAAAGAGCAAACGAAAACCGGAACGCCGCCAAAGCGGAAACGGATATATTGCGCAAAGCCGAGGACGCCCGGATTGCCTTAATTAAAAATTCATTCGACCAACAACGGGCGCAACGTCAAGCCGCCAACGCCCGTGCGATTGCTGATATACAATTGCAGTTGAGGACGGAAACCAATTTAACGGTTAAGGCACGTAAAGCGTTGAACGACCAAATTGTTTTATTACGGGAACAATTGGCGGTTGATATGGTAGATATTGCCAATAACCAACGGGCGGCGGAATTGTCCGCACAACGGGCAACACAGGACGCCCAAATTGCATTAATGGCAGAGGGTGCAGAAAAGCAACGGGAGCAATTGCGGGTTGAGTATGAAAGGCAAATACAGGATATTAACACCCGGTTAGAAACCGAGCGGGGATTAACTGAAACGCAAGTTGCCGAATTGCTTAACCAACAATTACTTTTGCAACAACAATACGCAAAGAGTTTGGGCGAATTGAACGACCAAATTACAATAGACCAAATGCAAGCCGCCGCCGACCGGACGCAATTACAATTAGACGCCGCCCGTGAGGGTTCGCAGGAGGAAATAAATTTGCGTATTCAGTTGTTACAGCAACAACGGGCAATCGAATTGGCACAAAATAGGCAATTAGCCGAGGACGTGCGCCAATCCGAGGCGGATATTAACGCCAAATATGATGCCGAGGTATTGAAGCAAACGACCGAGTTAAACCAACAACGGGCGTTAATGCTATTCGACCAAACACAAGCGTTGGAGGCGTCCGAGTTTGATTTAATCCGCAATTCCGAGGAACGCAAAACCCGGTTCCGGTTAGCGCAAGAAAAGGCACGGTTGCAAAAGATTTTAGAGTTGAACAAAGCCGCCGGGGTTAAAATGACGGATGCCGAGGTTAAGACAATCGAAAATACCATTGCGAAAATCGACCAAGAAATTGAGAAAAGCAAAGGCGACGAACGGGGTAACGACATATACGGATTGTTTGGGCTGAATTTGGACGACGACCAAAAGGAGGCAATAAGTACGTCCGTTTCCTTTGCTATTGAGCAATTAAATAGTTTTTTGGATGCAAAGGTACAAGCCGCCGACGCCGCCGTTTCCGCCGCCGACAAAGAGGTTGACGCAAGCCAACGCCGATTAGATGCGGAATTAGAGGCACGGGCGAACGGTTACGCCAATAACGTTGCAATGGCTCAAAAGGAATTGGACGTTGCGAAAAAGAACCAAGAAAAAGCCCTAAAGGAGCAACAAAAGGCACAGAAAGCACAGGCGGCAATACAAACGATACAACAAATTGGAAACCTTGTAACGGCGTCCGCTTTGATTTGGTCGCAATTGGGGTTCCCGTTTGCAATCCCGGCAATTGCTATAATGTGGGGTTCCTTTGCCGCCGCCAAAATCAAAGCCGCCCAATTATCCAAATCAGCCAACGCCGGGGGTTCGGAAAGTTACGGCGATGGTACGGTTGAATTGTTGGCGGGCGGTTCCCACCAATCCGGGGACGACGTGGATTTAGGAACCAAACCGGATGGAACCCGGAGGCGTGCCGAGGGCGGGGAATTTTTCGCCGTTATCAATAAACGTAATTCCCGCCGTTTCCGTCGTTTAATCCCGGACGTAATAAATAGTTTGAACCGGGGAACATTCCCCCAAAAGTACCTTAATGCCTACAATACCGACGGCATTAATGTAACGGTTCAACAAAATAACGCACCGGATTTGCGGGATTTAAAAGACGATGTAAGGGAGATTAAGGAACAAAACCGCCGCCGTCGTTACGTCGATGGCAACGGCAATGTTATTGAGGTTTACAAGAATTTGACACGTAAAATTAAAAATTGATATGAACCCGATTTATAGACATTCATTTGTAAATGCGTTTTTAGCGAACGGGGCGATAAGTAACACAACCGGGAACATAAACGGGAATAATACAAATTTCTATTATACCCGTACTTTTGTCCCGGTTGGGAATGTGTACCCCCGCAAATTGTTTCAGAATTACACCCCGCAAGCCGGGGGCGCATTTTACGATAGCAATAAAAAGATTATCGGCGGTTGGGGAAGCGACCCGACCGCCACAAATACGGAATTTGACATACCAAGCAATGCCGCATATATCCGGTTTAATGTAAGCAAAGCGCAATACGCCAACGGGACGGCATGGTTGAGATTGGGAACGTTGGACGCCCCGAACGTCTTACAAGGTCAAACCGTGCATCCGATTTATAAGGACGATTTGGCAAAGGAGTACGAATTAGAAACCAACCAACGGTTTTATCGTGCCAAATTATCCGGCAAAATTACCTTTGTCCGGGATGATTACGACTATATAAACCGTCAATCGTTCGACAATGAATTTTTGTATTGCATTGAAAAGAGCGACGACGGCGGGCGTACATGGTTCCAATACTTTCAAGGCAAGTTTATGAAAACCGATTGTACGTTTACGGATTACGATAAAAAGGTTGTTGTACAACCGGACGCAATCGACGATTATAACGACGTGTTGGCGGGATTGGAAAAGGAATACAATTTAATAACGTTAGCCCCGACAATCCAACGGATAACGATAAACAAGCGTCCATTAATTCAAATATACGTTCCGGGGGATAGTGTTGTTTCTTGTTTTTTGGGCGGTACGAATTGGGAACAAGACGCAAACGCCACGACCGACCAAAACGCATTAGTACAAACCTATCATTTTGCTTTGTGCAATATATTGAAAGAAATACAAATTACGTCCAACGGTTCCCCGGCGGTAATATCCGGGCTTTATACCGGACGAATGGCGACGGGTGCAAGTGCGGACGTATTCGAGGGGAAATTATACCCGGAATTGAATGTTAATTATTATATCTATATTTCACAACAACGAATAAACGGGGGGTTGCCGTTTGGTATTGCTGTAGTTGAAATACGGAAACAATCCGACGATACGGTAATGTTTCGTTATCAAAAGGTAACGCAGGAACCGTTTGATACGTTGGAATTTGATTTAACCGCCGTTGAGGGTTCCGGGGCAACCGGAACAATGCACGCCGATATGAAAAGTTATAATATATATGCCCGGTATTTGTGCGACGTGGAGAAAATCGACGACCTTAATACATATCCATTGCCCGCCGATGATATAGTTGATAATAACCGTAATTATAGGCGTGCGATTGGTTACGCAATCGACGTGGCGTTTATTTCAAACAACTTTTCAGACACCCCGACCGAGTGGGGATTAGCGGACAACGGAAAGTATTTTGCGCCGCCCTATTCCATTTTCGGACAAACGTTTTATCCAATCGCCCGGTCAACGTGGCGTTATGCGTCGTTATGGTTTGGATTTTATTTGATGGATTGGATATTAGAGGAAAAAGCCCGAAAAGAATATACTTTGCGGGATGCGTTCCCGGTTGCGTCTTGTATATCTGTTTTGCTCAATCAAATTGCACCCGGAATTACGCATGAAGCCACGGCGGAATATAGCCAATTTTTATACGGGGGAAACAATCCAATATCCGGGTTGAATTTCCGGTTGCTTGTATCGCAGAAAACGAACATTATAAACGGCGAATATCAGCAACCCGCACAAAAAGTCCCGACGACCTTACAACAATTTACCAATATGTTACGGGATTGTTTCAAATGTTATTGGTTTATTGAGGACGGCAAATTTAAAATTGAACATATCCAATATTTCCGCAATGGCGGTTCCTATTCCGGCGGGGTTGTGTTAAGCCACGATTTAACAAAGGAATTGAATTTGCGCAACGGGAAACCGTGGGCGTTCAATACGTCGGAATATTCGTTTGATAAGGTTGATTTGCCGGAACGTTACCAATTTAAGTGGATGGACGACGTTACGGCGGCATTTGAGGGTTTGCCGATACAGGTAATTAGCAAATATGTAACGCCCGGAAAGGTTGAGGACGTAAACGTATCTAATTTCACGTCAGATATTGATTTGATGCTATTAAATCCCGGCAACATAAGTTCCGACGGGTTCGCCTTGTTTGCCGCCGTTCCGCCAACGTCCGGGTCGCAATGGATATTACCGTTTACACGTCAAACCGTCAACGGGGTTGAATACTTTTTGCAAAACGGATATTTGGCGTTTATTAATCTGCAAATGCCTTATTGGATGTATGATTTACCCGCCCGTCGTGTATCAATAAACGGTTCCGAGGTTTACGCATACGGTATTGAGAGAAAGAAGAAACAAACGTTTAGTTTTCCGGCAAATGACGACCCAAACCCGATGCAGCTAATAAAAACTTATATCGGTAACGGTCAAGTTGATAAATTAAGCGTAAATTTGTGCAGTCGTTCAATTAAAACAACTTTGAAGTATGACACCGAATAACAATTTGTCTGTATTGCCGTTTTATGAAAGTCCGCAATATCAAGATTATAAAAAATCGTATGCGTATGGCGACGTTTACCCGTTGTTTACGCCTATCAATAAACTATTGCCGTTTCAAATCATACGTCCGACCCGTTCAAATAACATTGTATCGGTTCGGTTGTACGATTATAAATTTACCCGCATATTGGCAGACATAACAACGCCGATGTTGGAAACCGGATTGCAAATTGTCCGGTTCCAAAATTACGGGTATGATGTTATTGTTTATTCCGGATTGTTGCCGATGGCTTTAGATTTCCCGGAGGGGCGTTATATGATTGAGATATATGATGGCGTACAATGGTATTATTCCGATGTGTTTACATGGATTTCCGGCGGAATGGACGGTTATTTGTGTGTTGAATGGAGTGACGCCGCCAATATGGAAGTTGACGGCGGACAAATCGTTTATGAGGGCATACAATTCAAAAACCGGGTTTACGTATGTTCGGAGTTGGGAAAGCCGGAATACAAGTTTGAGGAAGAGGGCGAAGAACGGGACGGGTATTTTTTTCCGGAAAAACAAATATCGGAAAAAACGTTTCGGTTTATCTTTTTAGCCCCCGAATATCTTTGCGACGTTATGCGGTTAATCCGTATGAGTGATTTTGTAACGGTATATAGTCAAGGTAGGAAATACGATTGCGACACGTTTTTGATTACTCCTAAATGGCAAACGCAGGGCAATTTAGCATCAGTTGAATGCGAATTTGAATGCGCAACCGTTGTTAAAAAAATCGGACGTGGCTATATAATAAAAAACAAAGGAGATTTTAACGGAGATTTCAATAATGATTTTAACAACAATTAAATTAATTAGATTATGGGTAATTATGAGGAACTTAAACAAGCGGTTTCCGATGTTATAAAAACAAACGGAAACCAAGAGATTACCGGGCAATTGATGCAAAATACGTTGCTTTCAATTATTAATACAGTTGGTGCAAACTCAACTTTTGCAGGAATAGCGACGCCGGAGACCAATCCCGGAACACCCGACCAAAATGTTTTTTATATTTCATCTGAAAATGGAATATATGTAAATTTCGATAATTATGAGGTAAAAGACCGCATTGTTGTATTTAAAAATAATAATGGTCAATGGGTTGGAATAAATACCAATATACCTACATATACAGATGTTTCACTATTGAAAAAAAATAGTAATGTATATAATGTTTCATCTTTATACCCAAATGAGGGTATTGATGGAACATTGTATTACGATTTGCAAACCGCAATTAATGTATTAAATGAAAAAGACCTATATAAGCCTCGTGGGGTTAAAATTCAATTTCTTACAAGCAATTCTATGCGTATATATGAATACTTAGGAAATACATTTAATGATGTTAATTCGTGGATTGAAAAAGAAATTGTTGATTCACCATTTACAATACAAGGTGGTATTTTAAAATCTAATGGTCTGTATGTTCATAATGAAACAAATTATTGTACAAATTTTATCCCTATTAACCAAAATAGTATAATAATTGCAAATGTATATAATTCATCTACATATTCCGGATGCGCTTTTTATGATAAATCATATCAATATATATCATCTTTTGAAACTAATAATAGCGAACATATAGAAATAAATACTGACAATATACCAAGCGATGCAAAATACATTCGTTTAACTTGCGATGTAGATTTATTGTTTGATGCCTATGTACTAATAAAAGAGAAAAATCAAAACGTATTATCTAAAATAAACACATTAAATATTCCTTATTATCAAGGAGTTGGAATAAGAAACAACACAGGTATTGCAGACCAAACAATTGATACAATTTATGCAAGTGATTATATACCTATAAGTGAAAAATTTGATGTTTCTGCATATTGTATTGGTACACCGTCTTTTTGTTTATACGCAATTTATGATAAATATTATAATTGCATATATACCAATAATGAAAAATATACGGGTATTATAAATGTAAAATATTCAGATATAAAAGAAAAAACCGACAATGCAGCTTATATAAGATTTAACTTGACTATAAATCCAAATTATGATATTGTACCATACATAATAGGATATAGTGAAATAGATATTATTTCAATCGGTAAAAATGATTGTGGTAGAGATTTTTTTGGAAATTTCTTTATATACGATGGATATATTGAAAATGTAACGGGCAAATTTATAGATAATAATTCTTATATTTCAACAGACTATATTAAGATAAATAAAGATAATCCAATTATATTAAGAGGGTTTCAAGGGAAAACAAGTGCGTCGGCATTGGTTTTTTATGATAGTGATTATAACTATATATCAAGATACAATACAACAAGTTATGGGAATGTTTATATTGTAGCAAATCAAGAAGATATACCGCAAAATGCAGTATATATAAGGTGTACAAGTTCAAAAAATACAGGTGGATTTATAAATAATTCATTTTCTTTTCACGAAATATATAAATTAATAAATAATAGATTTGTAATAAGTGATTTATTTGTTGAAAAAGGAAAATTTGTTTCAAAAAGTGATGGTTCGGTAGTAGAAAATCAGATATATAAATGTACTAATTATATACCATTTAAAAAAAGTAGTATAATTGTACGAGGATTTGAGGGAGGAACAAGTGTTTCAATATGTTCTTTTTATGATAAAGATAGAAAATTTATTAGTTCATATTCGGGCGAAGCATTGGGAAATGAAGAAGCAAAAATACCTATTTCGTTAATTCCTGAAAATACATATTATATAAGATGCAGCGCAAGTAACAATGATGAAAAAGCATTAATAATAAGTGATGGTATATCTTTATCTGCAATAATAGATGTTGTTAATGAACAGCAGGAAAAAATAGATATATTGGAGAATAAAATAATAGATACAGATAAAGTAATAAAGGCAGCAATATGGGAAATTGAGGGAAAACAAAGAGAGCAGCAATTAAGACAAGAATATATAGAAAGCGGATTGCCGCCTAAATGGTATGGTGTAGAATGGGGTGAAGAAAGTAACCCGGATAATGTAATTGCAATAAATTCAAATGGAGATGAAAATTTGCATATAGAATTACCTATTCAAAATAAAATGCGAAGATGTGTAACGAAAGATGGCATATTGCAATATTATCTTAGTGATGATAATTCAGAAGAAAAGGCAACGGGTGGAGCAGCTATTTTGAATGGAAGTGACGGTGATGTAATGGTTGAAATTCCGGAATTTTTCTACAAATGCGAAGAAGAAGAAGTTGGCGGAGTTAGAAAAATTAGGCTGAAAATATCAGAGCAGGGTTTGCCCGATTTTGAATTTTCGAGAAAAAGATATACGTCGGCTTATGAGGCTACTGTAAATAGAACAACTAATAGATTAGCATCTGTATGTACAACATTATTTTCAAGAAATGAAGAAGAAATAAGCATAGAGAATGAAAACACGTATGTTGTCGGAAATGGTTATTCTTTGGGAACTCAAAAAACAGCATTAAGAAATGGATTTGATGCAAATGCACAAAATTTTAGAGGTGGCACAAATGATGCAAGTTTAGACAATGAGAATGACCCGCAATCTCAAAATTATTCAAGAAACCAATTAGGCATACCAGTTGCAAATGTCAATAGAGAAGATTGCAGAAATTTAGCAAATACTCAAATTGGTTTATTTATGGATTTATATGACACGCAGAAAACTATTTGGATATTAGCCCAAATTGAATATAAAACACGTAACATTCAAAAGGCAATATCTGATGGTGGATTGGGAAAAGGAGCAACAGTTTATCCCGATTACAATTCTTATGAAAAATACTTTGCGCCACAAAGGGGAATATCTTGTTTACCATGCGGGGTTACTAATGTATTAGGTAATAAAAGTGGCGAAGTATATTATAGGATGATAAATGTGCCAATTGAATCAACCGGAGCAGGTACAGAAACCCAATTTACAAAATGGGGCGATGTTTGGATGCCAATAATGAGTTATAGAGGAATAGAGAATTTTTATGGTCATATATATAAAATTGTTGACCAAGTTAATTTAATGTGTGAAATAACAGATGAATATGTGCCGGGACACGAGGGAGATAATCGATGGCGTATATATAATAATACATATTATTACGAAAAAAATCCATATCTAACTAATAATATAGCAGAGGAAAATAAAAAGTTGGGAACATTTAAATTTTCAGCTTCAATAATGTGTGTTAGTTCTTTATTATTAGGCAAAGAAGCGCATATATTACATATAGATACAATTGATAAGAACTATAATAATAATTATTGCAATTGTAGCGAGTTTTCGCCGTCGTCAAAATTAAAATATCTAACGTTTAATGGTAGAATAGTTTCGGGGCAAATGGTTGGATTCCATTTTATTGTTGGTTATGATAATGCAGACGGTACAAGTGTAAGACCAAGTGACGGAACACGTTTAAATCATTTTTAATATGGAAAAAATTTTTAATTGGGAACAATGGCGTATTATTGCCATTTCCACAGTAAGCCCGTTATTTGGGTATGTAACACCCACAAAGGGATTTGTTTATGCGTTAGTAGTAATGTTTGCGTTCAATATTTGGGCGGGAATGAGGGCGGACGGCGTGGCGATTGTACGATGCAAAAACTTTTCGTTCCGAAAGTTTAAAAACGCATTGTGCGAATTGCTTTTGTATCTGTTTATTGTGGAGGCGATTTTTATCATTATGAAAAATTGCGGCGACGACAAAGTGGCAATTGTCGTTGTTAAATCGCTTACTTATGTGTTTATGTATGTGTATTTGCAAAACGCATTCCGCAACCTTATTAAAGCATATCCCACAAAGGTTGCGTTGCGTATTATTTACCACGTTATCCGGTTGGAATTTACACGGGTATTGCCGGGATATTGGCAACCGATAATTGAGAGATACCAACGGGAACACGATAGCGATATTATTAACGATAAAGAAAAGGAGGGCGAACAATGAACCAAACAGAGATTTTAAAGTATTTGGAGGGGCAAAAAACGACCCGGACAATTACGGATTTGATTGTACATTGCACCGCAACCAAGCCGGGCGCAAAAGTCAACGTTGATGTTATTGACGGTTGGCACAAAGAACGGGGATTTAAGAAGCAACCCCAAAGCGGGCGAATTTGCGGTTATCATTTTGTTGTATTGCCGGACGGGACAATTGAAACGGGGCGTTATCTTTCCGAGATTGGGGCGCACGTTTCCGGGCAAAATTCCCGGTCTATTGGCATTTGTTACGTTGGGGGATTGGATGCCAACGGCAAAGCCGCCGACACACGCACGCCGGAACAAAAAGAGGCGTTATTATGGTTGCTTATGCGGTTAGTCGTTATGTTCCCGGACGCAACGATTAAGGGACATAGGGATTATTCCCCGGATTTGAACGGCGACGGCATTATTGAGCCGTGGGAGTTCATTAAAGAATGCCCGTGTTTTAATGCGGCAATTGAATATAGTAACATTTAATTTTGTACCATTATGACAAAGAAAGACAAAAAGGAGTATTTGGAACAATTGGTTGCCAATCAAGGGAACCAAGCGGGAATTAGTATTGCCCCGTTGTTATCCGCTATTATTGCAGATTGCGAGGACGTTTTTACGGTTACGGTTGAGGACAACCAAGAAGATACGAAAAACGTAACGAACCCACAGGCGGAAATAGACGCATTTATTGACGCCGTAAACGCCGACCCGTTGCACAACATACCAAAAGTATATATTTCGGGCGTCGTAATTTCCTTTGCACAATTGGAGATTAACGAGGACGAAATAAATAGTACGGTTGAAATGGCGGGCGGACATTACGTTTTAACATTGAGCAAAACGCCGAATAGTTCGTTAATCATTTACACGGCAAACGCATGAAAAAGTATATAATATTGGCGGCAATCATTATGGCGGTTGCCGCCGCCTTTTGGGTACAACAAAGCCGTATTAAGAGTTTGACCGCCGAACGGGATAAATACCGGAGCAATACCGAAACGTTGTTGCAGGACGTCCGAACCTATCAAACAAAGGATAGTTTGAACGCCGCAAAGGTTGGGAATTTGGAGTTAAAATTATCCGAATATAAAAAGTACCGGGCGGATGATGTAGCGTTAATCAAATCGTTGCAGACAAAGAACCGGGATTTGCAAAGGGTTACGACGGCGCAAATGGAAACGATAAACGAATTAAGGGCGAACGTCCGGGATAGTATTGTATATTTGCCCGGCGACACGGTTACGACCGTATTACGTTGTATTGATATTGTGGAACCGTATTTTGAGTTGCACGGATGCACAACGCCCGCCGGGGTATTTACCGGGACGCATATAAACCGGGATAGTCTGTTAATAGCGGAAACGGTGCAATATAAACGCTTTTGGGGGTTCCTTTGGAAAACAAAGAAGATAAAGAACCGGGAAATTGACGTTGTAAGCAAGAACCCGGCAACCCGAATATTGGGGGTTGAGTTCGTAACCATAGAAAAGTAATAAACCGGGGGTTGTAACAAGTCGTTGCAACCCCTTTTTCTATTGAGCCATTTTTAGCCCGTTTCCGGGCATTTTATTTAAAAGTGGATAATTTACCCGTCCCGCTTGCAAAAGTCGCTTAAATCGAAAATTCCAAGAAAATAACTCTTTTGGAACCAAAAACGAAACTTTTTGCAGTTTAAGCCAAAAATAAAAGATAAAAACTTTGGTAATTAAAATAAAGGTTGTATATTTGCATCATCAAACAAGAACGACCGGGCGTTTTCCCGGAAAATAGAGAGCGAAACAATATGAATACTCAAAGCATTTATAACGGATTAGATTATACAACAAAAGAGATTAACCGCAATTTCAAAATCAAGGTAAACGGAATTGTAAACGGCAAAAAGGTTAATGTATTGGTTGGCGTGTCCGGTTTAATAAAGATTGTCGGCGATATTAAGTTAGTCAGTCGCTTGTTAAAACGTGCTTTCAATTGTTACGGCGACAAAGAGGTTTGCAAATTGCGTCGAGGCGTTAAAATCACTTTCTATTATCAGTAAATAACGACGGGGCGTTTTCCCCGGAACAATATAAATTTTCAATCATGGAAAAGAAAAGAACACAGGCGGCGGACATTGCCGAGATTGCAACCAAATTAGACGGAAAGGTTGAATTTTCAAGTATCGTTTACAGTCAACAATTAATGGATGAAAAGTACCGGGAAACCGGGGTTAACGATTTGCATTTTATCGGCAAAAAGTTTGGATTATGGTTTTATACAAGCCGGGCGAATTTAGATAACCTTTGTTATTTGAATAAAACCAAGTTCCCAACTTTGGTATTATGCGAAAATTCATTGAGTATTTACGAGATTAAAAAATAAACGATAACCCGCCGGGGGTTCGCCCCCGGCACAACAACAAATATTATGGCAAAGTACATTTTAGTTAAGAAAGTCAAAGGACAAAAATTTGAATACCAAGTTATTGATACGGAAAGTAAAGCGATTGTTTCCAAAAGAACGTCCGCCCGTGATTATGTGGCGTGTACCGCCGACGGTTCGTTTTATTTCGGGCGTTTGGATTTAATCGGGAAAGGCGACCACGGCAAAAGATTGAGCCATACGGCGGCAATATTGGCAAACCCGGAGGCGGCATATAAAAAACAAGTTGCATACTTTACGCCGGATTATCGGAGTACATGGATAGCCGAAAACCCCGCCGAACAATGGATTGCCCGAAACGTTGAATATGCGACAAAGGAAAAAGAGAGATTAAACGCAATTGCGTATTTGCAATAATAACCAAGCCGGGGGCGCAATCCCCCGGCATAATCATTTAGAGAGATGAATAAAACGAACGATTATTGTAAAGTGATTGAGCAATGAAGAAACAGTTATTAATATCATTTTCCGGCGGATTAACAAGCGCATATATGACAAAATGGTTATTGGATAATTTGGATATGAACCAATACGAAACCAAAGTTGTATTTGCCAATACAGGACGGGAAAGGGAGGAAACATTGGAGTTTATCCATAATTGCGATTTGCATTTTGGGTTTGGTACAATTTGGGTTGAGTGTATAACCAACCCGGAACACGGAAAGGGAGTTGCCGCCCGTGTTGTTACTTACGAAACCGCAAGTCGCAACGGGGAACCGTTCGAGGAAAGTATAAAGAAACACGGAATTTCAAACGTTAAACGACCCCTTTGTACCCGTGAATTGAAAACCCGAACAATTAACGCATATATGCGGGCAATTGGTTGGAAAAAATATCATAGGGCAATCGGTATTCGTATTGATGAAATCGACCGAATAAACCCAAATTATAAAAAGGAACGAATAATTTACCCACTTGTTTCAATGGTTCCGATGCGTAAGGCGGATATTTTCAGTTTTTGGGAACAACAGCCGTTTACGCTTAATTTAAAACCATATCAAGGAAATTGCGATTGCTGTTTTAAAAAATCATTGCGCAAGTTATTGACGATTGCAAAGGAGGAACCGCAACGTTTTGATTGGTGGGTTGAAATGGAACGAAAGTACGGGGAATACGTCCCGGAAAGCAAAAAACACAATCCCAAAGCAATACCGCCGTTTCATTTTTTCCGGGGGAATGTATCGGCGTTAGAAATATTGGAAATGAGTAAAACGTTTATCGACGTCGTTAAGGATGAACGAACCGAACACGCACAATTAACGCTATTTGGGTTTGATTTAGATGTTTCAAACGGTTGTTCGGAAAGTTGCGAGGCTTTTTAATATGGCACGATTAAACATTGATAGACAACTATTAAAACAGATACGACCAAATGGCAATAATAAAAAGGAAATGCGATAATTGCGGCAAAGAGTACAACGCCGATACCCGCAATTTGCGCCGGGGTTGGGGGCGTTGTTGTTGTAAGAGTTGCGCCGCCCAATTGAGGGAAAAGAAAAAACCGGGATATAATCCGAAACGGGTTGCAATAAATAACGTCCGGCGTCAATGTTGGACGGATTGCCCGAAACCGGAACGTTACCCGTTGAGTTATGACGGGGCGGATTTCGACCAATGGGGGGATTGTGAATTTGGAATACATGATTAAAAGAGAAACCCCCAACGCAATGAAGTAACGCCGGGGGTTGGTACGCAGTAACCGAGAGCGATGTTGTAAGGTTATGCGGTCAACAAAATTAGTGCTTTTTATCTGTATTACAAGCGTCCAAGTGAACAAATAAAATATTCAAAGGTTTTATTTTTGGTAATACAAATATTATTTATACTTTTGCAGAAACAAAAACCCACCGGGGGAGTACCCGGCAAAGATATGAGAATAAAAGAGAGCGATTTATTAAAACAATTGGCTACCGATAGCGGGAAAACAGCCAAACAAGTTTCCGAAATTGTCGTTTCGGAATTACTCAAAAACAAAGTTATTGAGGACGACCCGGACAATTGGGGCGTTTCCGTTTTCGATGCAATAAACGAAGATGTAACCGAGGAACAAACCGCCAATTGTTATGCGGCGATTTCCGAGGCGTTGGGCGTGTATCTGAAACGGGTATATTTCATTGTCCCGGATTTGGATTTAATGGGTAATGAAGATTGCCCGGAGTGCGGCGGCGAAATGGAAGTTACCGACGGGGAATATAAACAGACCGGAGGCGATGGATATTTAACCCCGCCGGAATATACCGCAATTTGGGAGGAAAAAACGTGTACGCATTGCGGACACAAAGAGAGCAACGAACCGAGTTATTAACAATAAAAGACTAAAGAAATGGCAGAAATGACGAAATTAAGAGTAAACGAGGCAATCGCACGGGCGCAAACCGCCGGGGTTAAGGTCTATAAAAAAGAGGTTGCCGCCCGTTTATGGGAGGGACGCACCGAAAGCGCACAACAAGTTAATATGACTAACTTATGTAACGGTACGACCAAACAGATACGCCCGGAATGGGTTGTTATCATTTGCGAAATGTGTAATTGCACCCCTAATTATTTGTTTGGCTATGAAGAATAACGGGTTACAATGGTTTGAACGCATGGCGGACGTTATGTTTTCCGATAGGTTCCAAGCGAAAGCGATTATTGCGACGTTTGGAACGTTGGGCGTTGTTTGTCTGATTGGCGCATTGTGGAACCCGTGGCAATTGATGTTTGCGGGTATGTGTGCCGTAATGGTATTATGTGGATTTTCAGAATTAAAAAAGAGTAGAAAATGAGAGCGAACAAAAAGAAACCGGAAAACCCGGTACAAAAGACGGTCGAAAATTTGGGAGCCGTTCCCGCCGACCAATTCCCGGAAATTACCGAGGAACAACAACAAATAATCCCCCCGTTTGAAGCGGTCGAGGTTGAGCAACCAACCGGAATATTTGAGATATTGCCGGGCATGACGGTTGAGGAAATGACGGCAATGTTTTTTGATGAAAAAACGTTGATTGAACCCCCGTATAAGGTTTGGCAATTGAATAGTAAGGGACACCGCTATTATTACCGATATGACGACAACGGGAACCCGGAGTTTTTCCCGTCGGTTACAACGATATTGTCCCAAACGTTACCCAAAGCCCCGCACTTAATACAATGGATTGCCAACAAAGGCATTGAGGAAGCGGAACGATACAAAGGCGAACGGGCGGCGTATGGTACGTTTATGCACGCCGCATTTGAGGAATTATTAATTAACCGGGCTTATGATTTGGACGGGTTAAAAGGTAAACTAAAAGAATATATTGAGGTTTACCGATTGCCGGACGATTTTATATATTATGCCGACGATTTGAAAAAGGACGTATTGGCGTTTGCTCAATTCGTATTAGATTACGACGTGCGCCCGTTGGCGGTTGAAATTGCTTTAGTGCATCCATATTACAAGTATGCCGGAATGATTGATTGCCCGTGTACCATGTTGGCAAAGATAGGCGGCGACGAACGTATTAACGCAATCGTCGATTTTAAGAGCGGACGCAAAGGATTTTACGAGGAAAGCGAAATACAATTAGGGATGTACCGGGATATGTGGAACGTCAATTTTGAACAATTCCCCGTTACCCGTATTTTCAATTTCAGCCCGAAAGATTGGCGCAAACGTCCGTCGTACAATTTGAAAGAACAAACGGATAGCCCCAATATACGGAAAATCCCGTATCTGTTAGAAATTGCAGCCATTGAGGACGAAAAGAAAGATAATACGTTTACGTCGGTTAATGGTATGGTTTTATTGGATAATGCACCCGATTTGACGCAAAACGTAATATCCTTATCGTTGGCGGAATTGATTAAAACGAAAGCCCCAAAGGAGGCAACCCCGGACGAAAACACGGACGCCGCCGAGAAAGTCAAGGCGGACGCACCGGAACCGGAAAAGGAGCCAAAGAAAACAACCATTGTTAAACGTGCGCCCAAAAAGGCAAAGGAGGCGGAAAAGAAAGCCACCACGGGCAAAACGACCGCAAAGCGGGGTAATACCACGGAAAAGAAAGTAAAGCCCGCAAACGAGCCTAAAAAGCCCAAAAATGAGAGTAGGAAAAAGATGTTGAACGACGACCCCGAAATTTGATTGAGATATGAAAGGAAGAATAAAACGACCGGAGGCGCAACAATCCCGTTTGATTTTGCCCCGTGTCGGTCAAATAAAAATCGGTATTAAAAACGCAAACGGTTATCCGCAAAGCGTTGATTACTTCATACCAACGGGAAAGTATGCCGGATTATTTACGCAAGCATACGGCGAAAAGCCGCAAACAATACAAATTGTTTTCCCGGACGACGACCCGGCAAAAGTATGTAACGAACGTTACGAATACCGGGACGACGACGGGCGATTGATTGCGGCGGGCGATGGCGACACGTTCCAAGTATGGGACGGAAAGAAATACGAAACGTTGACAACCGAGAAATACCCAAACTTAATGCAGTCAATAACGAAGCGTTACCCGAATAAAAAGAGCCGCCAACCGGATTGCGACGGTTGGGAGGTAACATTAACGCTAAACTTTATTGTTCCTTTGGTTCGTGGGGTTGCCGGGGTTTGGCAATTCGCAACAAAGGGTACGGCGTCCACAATTCCGCAAATTCGGGAAACGTTCGACGGTATGTTAGCGGAACGGGGATTTTGCAAAGGCATTATCTTTGATTTGAATGTACAATTTGCCACGACGCAAAAACCGGGCGACCGTTCCCGTTTTCCCGTCGTGTCGTTGGTTCCCAATGAGAGTGCCGACAATGTTTTGAAAGTACGTAAGGCGTGGGAACCCGTTAAAGAATTGGAGGGCGGCGAATAATGGCGGATACTATCAGACGAACCAAAAGGACGGGTAATTTTACGACCGTCCGCAACGAATATTTACAGGACGTAAATTTGAGTTGGAAAGCAAAGGGATTGATAACGTATATTATGAGTTTACCCCCGGATTGGCAATTGAATTTGTCCGATTTAAAAAATAGGTCAAAGGACGGACGGGACGCAACCGCCGCCGGATTACGTGAATTGATAACGAACGGATATTGCCAACGTTGCAAAGTTCGTGGCGACGGCGGAACGTTCGTCGGGTGTGATTACGAGGTTAGCGATATTAAAGAGTTTGAACCACAAACGGAAAACCCGTTTATGGATGCGCCACAAACGGAAAATCCGGTTGCGGTAAATCCCGAAACGGAAAAACCCGATACGGGAAAGCCGACATTAATAAATACTAATCTTACTAAAGACTCAAATACACTAAATACTAATCCAAGTAATACGCCGCAAAATGCTTTTGCGTCTTTGTTCCCCGACGAACCAAAGGTTGAGGAACCAAAGGAGAAAAAAACGTTATTCCGCAATTCCGACGTTTACAAAATGGTTAAATTTGAAAACGGCGTTGGCGTGGATTATTCCGAGTTTGAAAGTAAGTTTGCGACCCCGGAATTTGAAAAGGTCGATTTGGTTTATTACTTTCATTCGGTTAGCGATTGGAGCGACCAAAAGAATATGAAGCGAACTAAAAACGGTTGGTTGGCGACCGTCCGCAATTTCATACGGGGGGACGTCGAAAAGAAAAAGTTGCATTTGAAACCCGAATACAAAGCCCCAACGCAAAGATTGAACGTTGCCGGGGCTATTGAGTATTTGAAAGATGATTATTAACATGGAAGCATTACCCGAAAAGACAAACAGATTGCCACAAACGTTGCCCGAAAAACGACAATCCGCCGCCGTTTTGCTTTATAGCGGAACGGCAAAAGCAATTGACGTTCGCCGGGCGATGGTTGAGTTACCGGAGGTTGCCAAAGCATTAACCCCGGTTGAAAAGTATATTTTCGTGGCGTCCACAAAAAAACAGATTGCCGAGATTGACGACGAAACGTTGATTGCCAAAACCGGGCAAATGTTCCGGTTTATCGCAATGGACGTGGGGTTTATCATTCCCACGGAAAACCGGGACGATTGGACGTATATTTGTACCCGGTTGTTGGATTTGCTCAAACGCTATTATTCGCAATTAACATTATCCGAGGTTAAATTAGCGTTTGAATTGCTGATTACCGGGGAATTAGACGACTATTTGCCAAAGGATAGGGACGGCAACGCCGAACGGAAACATTACCAACAATTCAACGCCGATTATTTCGCAAAGGTATTGAACGCATATTGCCGGAAACAAAACCAAGTTATCGGCAAAGCATATACAGCATTGCCGGAACCGAAAAAGGAGTTAAGCCCGGAGCAAATCCGGTATTATCGCAATCAATCGGTTATGACTTGTTTAATGTGTTTTATGCGCTATAAATATACCGGGCGTTTAGTGTTTGGATTAACCGACGAAATGTTTGTTTATAATTGGTTGTTGGGCGTTGGGTTAGCGGATGAAGTGAAAGAAACCGAGGACGACCGGAAAGAAGCGTATAACCGATTTTTGGCACGTGCCGCCCGTGGGTTCGTTAATGAATTTACGGTTTATCACGTTCGTAAACAAGGAACCCAAAGTCCGGAAATTGATTATACAGCCTTTGAGGTTGCCCGGCGTAAAGAGATTAAACGGACGTTCGACCGAATGATTAAGGACGAAATTTATATTTACCATTATTTGAAATTTGAAAAATGAAAATAGATTGTATTATTGGGATTGACCCCGGAGCCGCCGGGGGTATCGTGGTTTGGCGACCCAACCACAACGCAACGGCAATTAAGATGCCTAAAGACATTAACGAGATACGGGATTTTCTCAACTATTACAAAGAGATTTGTACACCGATTATCTTTTTGGAAAAATTGAGTGTTCGCCCGGATGACGTAACGGTTGGCGATACCGGGGCAAACATGGGTAAATTGTACCGCATACAAAAGATGTTGCAAAACTTTGAGCATTTGAAAGCCATTATAACCGTCGCCGAAATACCGTTTGTTTTGGTTAATGCGATGAAGTGGCAAAACGACCTTAAATTGCGTATCAAGGTCAAAGGGAAAAAGGAAGAAAAGGCAGACCGCAAACGACGGTTCCGGGATATTGCCGGGAAATTGTACCCGGAGATTACCCCGGCGTTGTGGAATGCGGACGCAACGTTAATTATGCACTTTGGACGGTTCATTTTGCAGAATAACCCCCGTTGGGTTTTGGAAAATTTGCCCCAACAAATGCACAACCGTTTATTTTAAGCCCGTAGGGACGTTTAATTATTCAAATGGTTACTTATATGGCAGACGAAACAAAAGCCCCGCAAATCGAAAATCCCGAAAAAATAACGGCAAAAGATTTGGCGGAAATGGTAAAACAGATGCGGCACAACCAACGACGTTGTCAACGGAACCCAACCCCGGAAAAATTGGCAACGTTGGAAAGTTGGGAACGCAAAGTTGATGCGGTCGTTGCTGTATTGACCGATACACAAATGAAATTGTTTTGATAATGGACGAAATGGATTATATCTATTTAGGCGACCGATTGACCCGCCCGGAATTGCGACGTATGCCGTGCCGGGCGGTTCGTCGTTCCGATGGTAAATGTATAAGAGGGCGCAACGGTAATATGTTAGTTGAGTTTGGCGGCGTGGGTAAATGCGTTGTTTTGGGGCGATTATTGCGGAAAATAAAAAAATAGCCGAAAATAAAAGATAAAAGTTTTGGTAATATAAAAACTATACGTATATTTGCGGCATGATAATAACACGACCGGGCGTTTTCCCGGTAACTATAAAAACAAAATAGTATGAGAACGAAAACAAGTATTTACGATTTTAGTTTTATTCCAAGCAGTTACGGACATTATAAAGTAACTTATACGTCCCCCGTTACCGGGAAACAATGGACGGCAACAACAAACGATATGCCGTTAATTGACGCAACAAAGAACGCCGACGAACCCAAACGCCGGGATTTAGAAACACTTAAAAGAGTTTGCAAAAATGGATAAGGACGAATTGGGAGCCGTGCGGCACGCAATGACGGCAAAAGAGTTGGACGACCTATATAAGCGATTGGAAAACTTTATTGCTGATTGTACCCGGTTAGAGGTTGACGCCAACCGGGATGCACTTAATAAAGTGCAAACCATGATACACCAAAGAATGAGATTAACAAAATAGTAATAACCGCCGGGGGGAACTCCGGCATAAACAATTAGAGCGATGTATATTAAAAAATTGGAATTGTTGAATTTTCAAGTTATCAAAGAGTTCAACGCAGATTTTGAGGGTAATGTATATTTCATTACCGGGGACAACGAGTTAGGCAAATCAACCCTATTAAAAGCAATCGGCGCAATGTTGACCGGGAACCGGGACGCCGTGTTGAAAAATGGAGAGGACAAAGGATTTGCAAAAATGGTAGTAGGTAACGACGGCGAAAATTACGAAGTCGAATTAAAGTTTACCAAAGCCAACCCACGTGGGACGTTATCCATAAAATCACAAACAACCGGGATGCGTTCGGATAACGTTTCAATGTTGCAAAAGATTTTCGGCTACCAAGATTTTGACGCCGTGGAGTTTTCCCGTTGGAGTGAAACCGCCGAGGGACGCCGCAAACAAATTGAGGTTGTAAAGGCTTTGTTGCCGGAAAAGGTGCGCACCCGAATTGCAGAAATTGACGCCGAGGTTACGACCGTTAAGGACAAACGAAAGGACGCCAACGCCGAGGTTAAGATGTACACAACCATTTGCGCAAACGCTGAAAAGCAATTGAAACCCGGCGACGTCAAAACGTATGCCGAGAAAAAGGATATTACGGCGTTGATGGAAGAGCAAAACGAAAATGCCCGGTTGATTGAGAAAGCGAAAACGGTACGCCAAGCCCGGCAACAAAGGATTGAACAATTGGAGGCAATCCCCGGACGAATTAAAGAGGCGGAAGAAACCCGAAAAAGTAATATTAAGGCAATCGACGACAAATTAGCCGCCGAGGAAAAAGAAGTTGCCCGGATAATTGCAGAGGCAAACGCCCGGTTGGAAAAAGCCAAAGAAGATGCGAAAGCCAACAAAAAAGCCATTGAAAACGATTATAAGGAAACGTTGCAAGTTATCGTAAATGACAAATCCGAGTTTGTGAAACGTAAAGCGAATGCCGACAAATGGTTAGAGGAATACGAAGCCAATAACCCGGAACAATTAGACACGGCGGAACAACTCAAAAAAGCCGAGGAACACAACCGTATCAATGCGTTGGTTGTGGATTACATGGCAAAAAAGAAACAAAAGGAAGCCGCCGAGAAAACCGCCCGCACGTTTGAGGACAAATTAGGCGCATTGGCAAAGGAAAGGAAAACACTTATTGCAACGTCCAAATTGCCGATTGCCGGGCTTTCGTTCACGGACGACGGGTTAGAATTAAACGGCGTGCCGTTCGTTGCCGGGAAAGTGTCAGATAGTCAAATTATGGAGGTTGCCGCCAAACTGATTATCGCAAGCAATCCGACGGTTAAGGTGTTCCGCATTGCGAGGGGCGAAAGTTTAGGCGAAAAGCGTTTGCAGGCGATTATAGACATTGCAAAGGCAAACGGTTTTCAAGGCTTTATAGAGGAAGTAAAGCGGGGACAAACCGATTTAGTAATTGAGGAATACACGGAAAACTAATAATAACCGGGGGCGGGCTTTCCGTCCCCTTAAAATCTAAAACAATGGCATATACATTGAACGATAATTTGAAACGTTGGGCGGAACAATACGAAACCGCCGAGTTTATCCAATCCGACCCGGTGCAAATCCCGCACCGTTACGATAGCCGGGTAAATATTGAGATTAGCGCATTTGTTACGGCGTGGATTGCGTGGGGTTCCCGCAAACAGATAATCCAAAAGGCGGATTTTATCGACCGGGAAATTTTCAAGGGTGCGCCGTATCATTACATTGTTGGAACCGATACGCAGGGAGCCGCCCCGGAATGGAAGCAATACAAAGGCAGTAAAGAGAATTTTTATAGAACGTTTACATACGCCGATTTCCACGACCTTTGCGCCCGCTTGTTTGACGTATATAGTAAGTTTGAGAACATGGAAAAGGCATTGCAAGCGCAACCGGGCGGGCGTCCGTTGGAACAATTGCAACGTCTTTTCGGCGATGTTAAGGGCGTGCCGGATATGGAAACGAAAAGCGGTTGCAAACGCTTATGTATGTTTTTGCGTTGGATGTGTCGCCACGGTTCCCCGGTTGACTTTGGATTGTGGACGATTTGCGACCCCCGTAATTTAATCATTCCATTAGATACCCACGTACATAAACAGGCATTGCGGTTGGGGCTTGTAAAACGCCGGACGCCGGATTTGCAAACAGCCATTGAGATAACCGACCGTTTCGCCGAGATATTCCCGGACGACCCAACAAAGGGGGATTTTGCGTTGTTCGGTTATGGAGTGAATAACGGTAAGGTTGCACCCGTTACGACGGAACCGGAGCCGGAAAAAGAGCAACCAACCGCCGTGGCTGATTTGTCAATTGCCGACGTTCTGAAAATGCGGTTGTTTTATGACAACGCCGCCGCCGAGGTTCGGGAAATATGGGAAAGTCGGGAAAAAGCCCGCAAAGCATTGAAAGCAACCGAGCGTTTGAAAGCGCACCCAATCGACGGGTTGCACAATGCCGGATTGTTGGAGCCGGGCGAATTTGTTGTTGCATTTGCAAAAGTATTGGATAAGCGGGAAACGAAGTTATCACGGGCGGAACGGGACGTTATCCATACAATCGGAATGACAGCGTTTAATAAGACAATGAAAAAATTAATAGCCGATGAAAAAGCGAGAAATAACAGCAACGGGGACAATAAACAATAACGGCGGGTTGGCAATGTACATGGGGGAATTAAACGAGTTTTTCAAGGGTTGGAAAGGTTCCCGCATTATTGCCCGGTTTATTGTAGCGTCCCCCGGTTCGTCCGAGGCTTTGAAAGGGTATTATTTCAACTATGTTGTACCGACGTTTAAGCACGCAATTTGGGAGGCGGGCGAACGTCTTACAGAGGAACAAACCGAACGACGTTTGAGGGAATTTTCCCCTATTATGTACGTTGAACGGGTCAACGAGGAAACGGGGGTATATTCCCACGATTTGCGCACCGTGGCGGATTTGTCGAACGCCGAGTTAATCGAACATATCGAAACGCTCAAACAGATAGCCGCCGAGGAATACAATACATTTATTGACGACCCCCGAACGTTGTAGGTATGTTTTGCAAGTGTAACGGAAAGCGGAAAAATTACCCGTTGGCGGGTTGGCGGATTATCCGCCACGAATACACGCCAAAGCATTACAGCCGGATAAAGTGTTTGCGGTGCGGGTGCGTTTGGATTACACGGGCAAAATATGTTGAACAAACCCCCAACGAGGACGGGCAAAAAAGACTTTTTTAGTATGGAATTAAACGACAAATCCCCGATGCCGCAAGGTAAATTTAAGGGGCAACCGATGGAAAACGTACCGTATTGGCATTTGCTTTGGTTGGACGGAAAACCGTTTTGTAACCGGGACGTCCAAAAGTATATAGACGAAAACCGGGACGTTTTGGAATTGGAAAAAAAGCGGGATAAATACCGCAATGAGAGCGAAAACAGTAATTAACGATTTAATATTTAAGGTTATGCAAAAATTTGATTTGAAAGATGTTTGTTTCTTTGATTGTGAAACAACCGGGGTTCCGGCAAAGGGTTTGAAATGGGATGCGGATTTTGAGCAATTCCCGCACGTCGTCCAATTGGCGTGGTCGTTGGGCGATAAGGAAAAAAGTTATATTATCAAACCCGATAATTACGAGATACCCCCGGAAACAACCGCAATTCATGGTATAACAACCGAACGGGCAATTGCCGAGGGCGTGCCGTTTGCCGAGGTTGTGGACGAATTTTTAGCGGATGCCAACGCCGCCCCGCTTGTATGTGCGCACAACATTTACTTTGATAGTTCAATGTTAAAAGCAAACGTTTTGCGCTATTGTGGACGGGAATATTACGACGCACATGTTGAGGACGCATTACATAAGGGTAAACGCATTGATACAATGATGAAAACAATTAAGTTTGTCGGCGCATTGTATTCAAACGGGCGACCGGGAAAATATCCCAAATTAGAGGAATTATATAGTAAGTTATTCCCCGGCGAAACATTCCCGGCGCATGACGCATTAGAGGACATACGGGCGTTGCGCCGTTGCGTCCCGGAATTGGTTAATTTGGGGATTATTGAGTTAGTGCAAAAGGAATACCCGGCGGAACAACTCAAAGCCCAATTTGAGCCGGAAAAGCCCAAAGGCGGGCGCAATATTGAGTTCCACGACCCCAACCCGGTAACGGAACCAATCGGAACCGGGGAACCCGTCCCGGAACCAACCCCGGAACCGGAACGCCCGGCGGTTCCGTCGAATAGTAAGACACGGGAATTATTGGACGAAACAGAATTTTAAGTTATAAAACCGTTCCGGGCGGATTCCCGGTAACAATCAAATAATTAAAAAATGAGCGAAGAAAAAAAAGCCGCAAACGTTATGTTGATACCAAGCGAAAAGGCGTTTGCATTGTCGAAAGTCAAGACATTAAAGGACGGCGGGTTAGACGTACATTATGAAGTTACCGAAACAATTGGTAATGAGAGTTACACGAACAAATACCACGTCGAAAGTGCAAAGGACATACACCCGGATTTGCGGGATTGTTTCGACCGTTTGCGCCCAATCATGGGACGGATTTTTAATATTACGTCCTTTCTTTCAATGGTTGAAACGTCCGATTTCAAAGCAACCAAAAAGCAAAGCGAATTATCACGGGATTTTGCCGACGAAATGTTGAAAAACATAGAGGTTCGGGGCGTGTCCTTTTCCGGTCAAGACGATAACGTAGGGGTTGTTTTAACCGGGTTGTTTACCGTGTCTAACAATCAGAAAACCGCAATCAATTCGCCCCGCCTTAAATTCAATACGGAAACGTTCGGGTTTGAGGAAGAATTAGAAGAAATTGCCGCCGACATTGAAACCGAGGTTTACGCATTTCTTTTCAAGGGCAAAAAGGCGCAATTGGAGTTGTTCGGGGCTGATGGCGAACCCGCACCCGGATTGAATGCCGAAAAGATAGAGGACAACGGATTGTTCCCGGATATTAACGACCCGGCGGACGACCCGGAACCGAACGACGAAACGGCGGAAATGTAAGAGTATGGAACCGTATTTGTTGACAGACCGGGACGAATACCAATAAATTTGCTATATTTGCAGCATGAACGGGGATAGGTTGGAGTAGCTACCAACTGAAAAGGGCAAGCCAACAGCCCGCCCCGTTTTTCTTAAATGTTGGCTTACTTATAAAGTTGGCAAATATGGAAAATTTAAAAGAAATTGGAGGATTTCCCGGATATTGTGTTGATAATACGGGAAACGTTTTTAGTGTTAAAACGGATGTTATGTTGAAACCGTGGAAAATAAACGGATATAATGCCGTTGGACTATATAGGAGCGGGAAACGATACGTTTTTTTAGTTCATAGATTAGTTGCGGCGGCTTTCATTCCGAACCCGGACAATAAACAACAAGTTGACCACATAAACGGAAATTTAACCGATAATCGGGTTTGCAATTTGCGTTGGGTTACACCAAAGGAAAATAGTAATAACCCAGTAACGGTTGATAAACTAAAGCGCATATTGAACAATAAACCGCATTACGCCGCAAAAGAATTGGCGCAATATGATTTGAACGGAAATTTGATAAAAACGTATATATCATTTGCCGAAGCAAAGAAAAGCGGATTTTTACGGAAAGGTATTTGTAAAAACTTAGATGGTAAAACAAAAAAATATAATGGTTTTGTATGGAAACGATTATTATAGACGACCGAGAAAGTTATAATTATGTTGTATCACGTGGCTATCAACCATTATTAGACATTAAGTTGTTTAAAATGGATATTCGTTTGAGGGTTGAGATACAACGGGAATTGTTCGGGCATTGTATTACGGGACGGGGTGCAAATATCATGGCGGCAAATGAACGCTTTTTTCGTTGGGTTTGGGAGCATAAGCCGCACCGATGCGAGGAAACATTAAAGCCATTGGCGAATTATTCCGCCGTCTATTGTTCCCACATTTTGACCCGTGGAGCGTTCCCGGAGATGGCGCATGACCCTCGTAATATAAATATCCTTTCCTTTGAATGCCATAACCGTTGGGAAAATGGCGACCGGGAACGAATGAGAATATACCCGGAAAATATGCGGTTAATTGAGTTAATGAAAACCGAATATCAACAATTAAAGTTAGTTTAATGAGAACCAAAAAGAGAACCCCCGATTTTGGAGCAATTTCCCGGTCGTCAATCAAAAAAGACTTTCAGAGGGTACAAAGATACCCCGCCGAGGAAAAACGCCCGCAAATCGAAGAATTGCCAAAAATAAACGCCGAACGTCGTATTATCCATATATCGGAAACGAGCGCATACGCCAAGTTTGCCCGGTGCATTGTCGGTAAATTGGTACGACTAAAAGAAAAAGCGAACGTTGGCGGCAATTCGTGGTATTGCGAGTTTGTGCATGACGACGACCGGAAAGCCTTAAACATGGCGGCGGGTTGGTCTGATAATAAGAAATTGTATTTGTTGGATGGTGTTAAATTCAAATAGTTATGAGTGTAAACAAAGTTACTTTATTAGGGCATACCGGAAAAGCCCCGGATTTTAAGGAGTTCGACAACGGCGGTTGTGTTGCGACCTTTTCGTTGGCAACCACGAAACGAGCGTTTACGACAAAGGACGGGCGGCAAATCCCGGAGCGTACCGAGTGGCACAACATTGTATTGCAAAACGGGTTGGCAAAGGTCGCCAATCAGTACGTCAAAAAGGGCGATAAACTTTATATTGAGGGGGAATTAAGAACCCGGAGTTATGACGATGCGCAAGGCGTGAAACGATATGTTACCGAGATTGTCGCAACCGATATGGAAATGTTGACGCCAAAAGGAACCGGAGCCGGAACGCAAGCCCCGCCGCCGCCCGTGCCGGATGCACCCGCCCCCAACGGAACCGACGATTTACCGTTTTAATCTATGAGTATGGGAGCGATAAACGGACGGGTTATTTACAGCCCAAAGGGAAAAGCCGGGGAATATGCCGAGAACGCCGCCAACTTTTATGTTGGTTGTTCCAACAGATGCACGTATTGTTATTTGCGCAAAGGGCGGGGCGCAAAAGTGTTGGGCGGCAATACCCCGGAATTGAAAAAGGCATTACGGGAATATCCATACGCATTGGATATATTTACGAATGAGTTGTTGAAGCATAAGGACGAATTGCAAAAAACGGGGTTATTCTTTTCGTTTACAACCGACCCATTATTGCCGGAAACACAAAGGTTGACCCGCCAAGCAATCGGCGTTTGTCAACGCCACGGCGTTCCGGTTAAAGTGTTGAGCAAATGCGCCGAGGGTATCAATATTTTAATCGACTTTGCCGAGGCGTCCGAGGGTTGGGACAAATCCCGTATTGCCATTGGTTCCACGTTGACCGGATGCGACGAATTGGAACCCAAAGCAAGCCCAAACCGGATGCGTATAAACGCATTGGCACGGGCAAAACGCCACGGGTTCCCGACCTTTGCAAGCGTTGAACCAATCCCCGTGGGAATGTTTGACCGGGCGTTTTCTGTAATTGCTTTGTCGTACCCCTTTGTTGACTTATTTAAGATTGGATTGCAAAGCGGTTGCAGATATACCAAACGGGAAACATTGACGTTTTACAACGATATGTTCGACTATTGGGAGGCGCACCCGGACAAAACGCCCCGGATATATTGGAAAGATAGTTTTATAAGAGCGTCCGGGATTGAGCGGGAAACATTGCCCGGTTATTGTGTCCCGGCGAATTACGATTTATTCAACGAAAAATCAAACGAAAATGCAGTATAATAACAAAGATTATAAACCGAAATTGCACGACCGTTGGCGTGCATTAACCGTTAAAAACCCGTATGCAACGCAGTTGGTAACGGCGGCGTATGAGGACAACGGGATTGTTTACGGCGAAAAATGTATTGAGGTACGAAGCAAAAACACGCCGTACCGGGGCGATTTAATGGTTTGTTCGTCCGCTAATCCGGTAATTGCCGGATATGAAAGCGGGGTAACGTTGGGGTTGGTTGAATTGTACGACGTTAAGCCCGTCGCCGAGTTTACCCCGGAAGATTGGGAGAATACCCGCATACCGCCCGAAAAACGCAAATCCATTACAAAGGGGTTCGGTTGGATGATGCGGAACCCCCGCCGGGTTGTTGAGTTTCCAATTAAGGGACAATTGGGTATTTATAATTTGGTTTATACCAAAGGCGTAATAACCGAATATCCACGGGCGTTGGTAGTCGATAAACAGAGTTACGAATTATTAAACAGAAAAGGAAATGAGTAAAAAACAAGTTGGAATTATCCGCAACAATGGCGACGTACATACGGCGCAAATTGGGTTCCATATCGGACGGGTTGGCGTATCTGTTTACGTCCGGGAATATTGGAAATATAAGAGTTGGTTTATTGTTCCCGGCGTGTCCGTGGATGCGGTCAACGGTTACGACCGTTACGTTGACATTGAGGCGAAAATATTGTTTGTCGGCATTGGCATACGGTTTATATGGATTAAAAGAAAGGTAAAACGATGAAAGCAAAGATTTTATTGTTATCTTTGGCAACGCTTTTGTTGGGGGCGTGCCAAAGCGAGAACGAACCAACAGAGGCATTTTATTTACTTCAAAAATCCGAGAGCATGGAAGAAAGAAACGAGTTTGTAACGAATACCACGGCGGCAATGATACAGATAAACGCCCCCCGGTATAATTGCGAGATTGTCGAAACCGCATTGGCGGGCGGCGATAGGGTACGAATTTGCGTAAAAGGCGCAAAGGAAGATTTGGACGCATTGTTTGACTATGTAAACGAAGCGGGCAAAGAATGAGAGTAAAGCAACCCGAACCGTTCGACCCAAACAGAGAATACCGCCCCGGCGAACGTTGCGTTTACCGGGGTATGGTATTGATTGCCGAGATATGGACGGCGGCGGATGCACGATTAGCCAACAACAATTCCACAATGTTTGCGCAACGTTGCGTTCGCTGCAAAATCAAAAGGGAAGATTGCCCCGGAATTGGTAGGCAATGCGATAAATTCCATAGGAGCGACCGGAAAACGATTTATTGGCGTTTGTTGCGTATCGTCGGGGGATTTAAGGGCGTCGAAACATTGGAATTTAATTATAACGGAACAATTGCCGGGGTTAAGGTTAAAGCCGCCCCGGATAGTAATAACGAATAAATTTTTAGAGCGATGAACAAACAAGTATTAAGCCCCTTTGATTGCGATATGTGCGCAATGATTGAGGACATAACAAAACAAGAAATTGAGGTTACGGCGTCCGATACCTCAATACGTTTGAGTTGGGCGCAAAATGGAAGCGAGGGAAACGATAAAGCCGAGGGACAAAGGATTGAGGCGTTAAAACAGGCAATCCGGGGACGATTGGGCGACCGTCTTATTGAGTTCTTTTATGCCGATGGTAGGCAGTCGGTTTTTATGAAGTACGACCCGGAGGAATACCCGGAGGAAATGCGCACCCGTTTAGTTGACCCGGACGCCACGGCGGGAACCCGGTATTGTCGCACCTCGTTAGAGGTTGACGCAATCCAATTTCGCCGGGACAATGTGGACGACGTGTTGAGGTTTACCGGAGGGGGAACCGTTGTAACGCCCCGCACACCGGACGGCAAAGCAATATTTTCTTTTCCCAATGGCAACGGCATATTCGTTGACGTGCCGGAAAGTTGGTATATTATCCGGGAATTGAACGGACGATTTACCGCACGCCCGGAAAAGGATTTTAAACGGGAATTTGAACCAAAAGGAACCCCCGCCGAGAATTACACGGAGCAACCCGCCCGTCCGGTTGTTGCTCAAATTGCCAATCTGTTTAATGAGTTGTTCGGAACAAATATTGCGTCCCGTTGCCGGAAAATGGAGGAAGAATTTAACGAGTACAAAGAGGCGGTAAAACACGCAATGCCGACATTCGACGACCCCGGACGCATGAACGCCGTAATTGATGAATTGGCAGACCTTAACGCCGTCGTATTTCATTCCGCCGCAATATTAGGCATACCGCAACGGGATTTGTTGGAAATGGCATACGACAAAGTAAAAGGACGCCAAACCGACCCAAATTATAAACGGACACACCAGCACGAACCGAACAAAGGTTGCGGCGATTGTTCCAATTTCATGTATGAGGACGTAAACGGGAACGGTTATTGTGAGGCGTTCAAATCTGAACAAAGGTGCGGGAATTTACGTTGCCAAGAATATAAACCCAAAAAATAATAGAGCGATGAATAACAGAGAACAATTTATTAACGAGATTGCCGAGGTAGTAAACCGTAATTCAATGGAAAAGGCGTTTAATGATACCCCGGATTTTATTTTAGCCCGCATTGCGGTTGAAGCAATGGAAATGTTCACACGTGCAAGCGCACACCGGGACGATTTCCACGAATTTAGAACGGCGGATTACGCCCGGAAACATAAAGCGATTTGCGAAAGTGAAAAGAAAGCAAAGCTCGTGAACACTTGTAAGGGTAGCCCGATTATCTACGTTTGCTCCACCGTCCAAATGGAAAATCAACCGGAACGTAAAAGGGAATATAAGAAACCGGAAGCGTTCGACGTGCCAAAAGAAGTGGAAGCAATGGCGGAATTTTTGGGCGAAATGTTCCCCGGAACAACGGTTGAAATACACCGGGTCGAAATGCCACGGCGCAACCCACGGGATAAACGCCGGGGAAAGAATAAACGGAAAGGAGGGCGACACAATGAAAAATAAATGTTCGTCGGAAATTCCCAATATGCCGACCGGATGCGCCCCGGATAATCGACGCCCCGAAAAGATATGCGGAACGTGTCGATATTTCAACCCGGAATTTCCGGTAAATGGAAAGCCCGCCCCGGTATGTTTGGCAATAAAGGAAATGAAAGGGGGAACGAAATACACCAACCCCCGTGGAACGCAACATTATTTTCGTTGCTCAAATGGGAGATACGAAAACGGTATAGGACAATAGGCAATAAGCCCCGGAAACAATCGCCGGGGTTTTGCCGTTTATATACATGAGAGTACAAACGTTTGGCAATGCACCGGAAAAGCCGTAAATTTATCCCGTGGTTGAAAGATAACCATTAAGACAATAAAAGATTGAGTTAATAACAAAAGCCTCTTAAAATGGAAATTCCACGCAAATAACTTGCAATCGAAAAACATTTGTTACCTTTGCAAAAAAAGATATATGGAAGTTTGGAAAGATATACCCGGTTTTGAGAATTACCAAATATCCAATTATGGTAATGTAAAAAGCCTCAATTATGGGAGGACAGGAAAAACAAAGTTGCTGAAACCAACTATAAGCGGCAAGGGTTATTTGCAAGTAAGGTTATCGAAGTCCGGTAAACCAAATGCGTTGTTGGTTCATAGATTGGTTGCAATGGCATTTGTTCAAAATCTAAATAACCGGAAACAAATAAATCATAAGGACGAAAACAAGTTTAATAATAATGCCGATAATTTGGAATGGTGCGATAATCAGTATAACAATACATATAACGGCAAACATAATAAAATTGCTAAATCTGTAATACAACGTTCAAAAGCCGGAAACGAAATTGCCCGGTATAAATCTATAAGGGAAGCGGAAAGAAAAACGGGAATAAAAAATATAACAATTACCCGATGTTGTAAAGGAGTGTATAAAACGGCGGGCGGGTATGTATGGGAATACGATTTGACGATTAAGGAGGTTTGACGATGAAAAAGAGAAAGAAGCCATTAGGCTACAACAAACGTTCCGAGGAACAACGAATTTATGACATTCGGTTTTGTGCCGATTTATTTTTGCGTGGTTATTCGTACCGGGAAATTGCGGACGCATTGAACCGGGATTTGTCCGCCCGTGGAATGGGTTATACAATAACCTTTCAAATGGTTTATTACGATTTGCAACAATGCCTTATCGAATGGAAGCGGGAACGGTTGGAAAGTATCGACGAATACGTTACACAGGAATTGCGCAAACTTGATAAGATGGAGCAACAAGCATGGGAGGCGTGGGAGGCGTCGAAAACCGGAAAGATGCGCACCAAAGAGAAAACCAACAAAGGGCGACCAATCAAAACCGATGCCGAGGACGGCGACCCGGAATATTACGGGTACAATGAAACCGCAACCGAAACGTCCGCCGGGAACCCACGGTTTTTGGATTTGCTTTTGAATATCCAACAACGCCGGGCAAAGATGTTAGGGTTTGACGCCCCGGTTAAAATTGAGATACCCGGATATAACGCCACGACCGACGACGACAAACCAAAGTACGACGTTAAAGCAATCCCGGACGATTTATTGTTTGCATTGGCGGACAAATTACAATCCGCCGAATACCAAAAGGCATTAGCCGAGAAAGGAGGGGCGCAATAATGGCAAAGAGAGTAACCGCACCCCGTCCGGGAACCAAGCAACCGGAATGGCAAACCGAGATTTGCGACACGTGCCGTTTTTCGGAATGGATAACGGACGACCATAGACACCGGGATTTAAACGGGAACCCGATTTGTTTACGTTGCCCGCATTATGAATTTTACATTGTCCGAGGTCGTCGGGCGTGTTCTAAATGGGAGAAAGGAGCAAAGCAATGAACAACGAACAATTATTGCAGATGTACGACGCAATCCGGCAACAACCGGATTTGCTTGTTAAAGCCGCCGCCCGTAAACGCCTTATCAACTTTGCCCGGTATATGCAACCGGATTTAGTATTAGAGCCGTTCCACGTCGTTTATTATACGTTGTTGGATATGTTCGCACACGGCAAAATACGAAAGATGATTGTACAACAACCGCCCCAACATGGCAAATCGGAGGGGTCGAGCCGTAAATTACCCGCATTTATGTTGGGGTTAGACCCCGACCGCAAAATATGTATCGGTTCGTATGCGGCGACAATCGCACGGGATTTTAACCGGGACGTTCAACGAATAATCGACACGCCCCGGTATCGTGAATTATTCCCCGGCACGTACTTAAATGGGTCAAACGTCGTAACAATGGCTAATACCTATTTGCGCAATTCCGATGTTATCGAAATGGTAGGGCGTAAGGGGTCGTTGCGTGTCGTCGGTCGTGGCGGTTCGCTGACGTCTAAAACCGTGGACGTTTCGATATTGGACGACGTGTATAAGGATTACGCCGAGGGTAACAGCCCGATAGTACGGGCGGCGGCGTGGAAATGGTACACGACCGTTGTACGCACCCGTTTACACAACGATAGTCAAGAATTGATTGTATTTACCCGTTGGCACGACGACGATTTGATAGGGCGCATTGAAAAGAGCGGCGAAACGATTATTGATGTTAAGTGTTGGGCGGATTTAGAGAACGTAACGCCGGGGACGTGGGTGCGCATAAATTTTGAGGGATTGAAAACCGGGGAACCGACCGAGATAGACCCACGGGAACCGGGGGCGGCATTATGGGAAAGCCGACACAGTAAGCAAAAGTTGGAAGCGCAAAAAGCATTAGACCCGGTACAATTTCAATGCCTCTATCAAGGCAACCCCGGTTCCGCCGAGGGTCGATTATATCAACCGTTCAAAACATGGGTTGAAAAATCCGATTACGGCACGTACATACGTTCCGGCGCATACATAGATGTTGCCGATGAGGGGGACGACCTTTTGTTTGCCGCCACGTATGACGTTTATAAATCGGACAACATGATTTTCAACGAGAAAACAAAGCGTATGGAACCGTTGTTATTTGCTTTAATTACGGATATGGAAATGACGGACGAAAATACGGACGTTACAACCGTAACCGTTCCGGCAATGATTAACAGGAACGGCACGCAAAAAGTATGGGTTGAGAGTAACAACGGCGGTGCGGGTTACGAAAAGGTTATTAAAAAGAAAATGCGGGCAATGACAGACCCGTTTTATCAAGGCGGCAATAAGGAAAGCCGGATAATTACGGCGTCCGCAATGGTAAATCAAAGTATTATTATGCCGTTCGGTTGGGAAACCCGGTACAAAGCGATTTACGACCATGTTACCACCTTTTTGCGCAATTTCGATGCGAACACGCACGACGACCCGGAGGACGGATTAACCGGGATTTACGAAAAAGAGATTGCCGACGGTAATATACAACCATACGCACACGCAAACCGGGGCGTTAAACGTCGTAACTAACAATTTAATTGAGATATGCAAGTTTATAACGGAAAAAGTTTATAACTTTGCAACGTAGAAGTAATACAGAGGGCAAAGGGACAGCCCAACGAGGTAACAAATGTAATTTTTAACGTTAAAATTTAAAGAGTATGATTACTTGTAAGTGTCCGGCGGCGGCTTCATTGCCCGATATTCCCGCCGTAAAATGCGCCGAAAGTTTCGGGCAAATCCAAAAGGTAGCGTTTCAACGTCTAACCAAAGACGATGGAAGGAAAAACAGTTTTACCACGGAAAAGGCAATTACTTTGCTTGCATCATGGACGCCGTTATTGTCGGCGGCTGATAGCACAAAAATTGTTGTTTCCCCGTATATCCAAGCCCCGACCAACGAAGCCGGAGCCGCCCGAACCTTTGGCGGCGGTAACGAAACATTGGGAGGCGTTGAGGAAATTATAGGGCGTGAACCTAACCCGTTCACGGGCGTAATGCGTAAAATCCCCCAATCAGTAATTAAGGCAATGAAAGAATTGCAATGCGAAAGTTGGGCGGACAATTTGGGCGTCTATCTGTTTGACGAAAACGGAAGTATTGAAGCAATTCAAGACGAAACGACCCCGACAACGTATTATCCTATTCCAATTCGTTCTTTGTTCATTGGCGACAAAACGCACGGCGGATTGGAAGCCCCGGACAGCAACGCAATACAATGGGCGTTTTTGCCGAACTATTCGGACGACCTCACAATTGTAACCCCGGATTTCAACCCGCTAACCGATTTGAAACCCGCAAACGGTTGACGATATGGCGGCAAAGGTTACAAAGGTTAAATTAGTTTGTCCGCCGCATGGTTTAACCGATGAATTTGAGATTAAGCACGCCGAAAGGTTGTTGCGGATGCCAAACAACGGCGGTTGGCAGTTACCCAAAGACAGCGATTTTAAATTTACCAACGACAATGGGATTGAGTATAGACGAAATAAAAAAACGGATAACGGAGCCGAAAAAGCGTAAGACGATAAACAAAGCCGTTTATCATCAACAACGCATTAATTTTCACGCCCGCACCCGTATTACGTCGTTTGACATTTGCCAACCGGTTACGGACTTTATGGCATTTGTTTCTAACCTATTGCCGCATGACAAATTTAAGATGTTCAAAACATTGTTCCGTTACCCCGTTAAGACAAACGAGGTAACGGGCGTTTGTTTTGATAAGTTGAGCCGGATTTTTGACGGTCGTAACCCGGCGTTCAATTATCAATTCCAAAACCCGGAACAAAGGGACGATTGGGAGTATTACCGCCAAGACGTATTACACGAACCGGAAATTTGGAGTACGAAAGGATGGGAGTTTTTCCAAACCGAAATAAATAGCGTTCTTATTGTCGATATGCCGAGCGAACAAAACCCCGCCGACAAATACCCGCAACCGTATTTCTATTGGTTGCCTATTGCATCCGTGATTGATTACAGAGCCAACCCGACGACGGGGGTAATGGATTATATCATATTTAGGCAAGACGGGGAACGTATCGCAGTAATTGACGACGAACGTTATAGAGTTTTCAGAGAGGACAAAAACCACAATATCGGCGAATTGCTGATTGATAACCCGCACGACGTCGGTTATTGTCCCGCCCGTTTCTTTTGGAATGAACCGTTGAGTTTATCGGAACCCGACGTTAAGCAATCCCCGCTAACCAAGCAATTGGAGGCGTTGGATTGGTTTTTGTTTTATCATATCAGTAAACGACATTTAGATTTATACGGAGCATATCCGATATATTCCGGTTACGAACAATCATGCGATTTCAGTAACGGCGAAAATGGCGATTATTGCGACGGTGGGTTTTTGAAAGACAAACAAGGGTTTTACAGATTGGACGCCGCCGGGCTTTTGATGCGTTGCCCCAAATGCGGGGATAGTCGTATTAACGGCGTCGGTTCGTTCGTTGAAATACCAATACCGGACGGGGATAAACAACCCGATTTGCGTAACCCGGTGCAAATGCTAACCGTTGACCGTGGGAGTTTGGATTATAACGTTGAGGAAGAAAACCGCCTAAAGAATGACATTATTACGTCGGTTGTTGGAACCAACGAGGAAATAACCACACGGGACGCATTGAACGAGCAACAAATACAGGCGAATTTTGAGAGCCAAAGCACGGTATTAAACCGGGTAAAAAAGGGATTTGAGGCGGCGCAACAATTCGTCGATGAAACCGTTTGCCGTTTGAGGTATGGCGGTTTGTTCGTTTCTGCAAAAGTCAATTACGGCACGGAGTTTTATTTATCCAACGCAACGGAGTTACGGGAACGTTACAAGGTAGCAAAGGAAAGCGGCGCAAGCGAGGCGGAATTAGACGCACTACAAAACCAAATTATCGAAACGGAATACCGGAACAATCCAACCCAATTGCAACGTATGTTGACGTTGGCGGAATTGGAACCGTACCGACATTTAACCCGTAACGAGGTATTGGATTTGTACGGCAAACAGATTATCAGCGAAAACGATATGCGTATAAAGTTGAATTTTGCTAACTTTGTACGCAGATTTGAACGTGAATATTTGAATGTGTTAGAGTTCGGGTATAATATGCCGTTCAACTCTAAGATAAATTTTATAACAAATAAATTTAACGATTATGCGAGTGAAAGTAAGCGAGGGCAAAACTAAAGACGTTGCGATTATCGACGTTACGCCCGAAAATTACATTGTCCCGGACAATGAGAAACATTTGTATCATTGCGTTATCGAAATTAAGAAATTCGATAGCGAAACGGGCAAACGGTTATCAATCCCACGTATTCAGAAATTCGGCAAAAAAGGCTATGAAAACAGCATTGCCGAGCATTTGAAAAAGCAAGGTTACACGATTACCGTATTGCACGACCCCAACGAGTACGTCAAGGCGCAAGCCGAGGAAAAAGCGGCACGAACCGCCGCACAGCAGAAAGCCGCCGAGGAAAAAGCCGCCGCCGATGCAAAGGCAAAGGCAGAAGCCGAGGCGAAAGCCAAAGCCGAGGAAAAAGCGGCGTTAAAGGCTGAAATTTTGGCGGAATTGAAAGCGGCGGGAGTTATCCCGGCGGAACCCGCCAAAGAAACCAAAGCCGATGCAAAGGCAAAGGCAGAAGCCGAGGACAAACCCGGAGCGAAAAAGTAACAGAGTATTAAACCATTAAAAATACGATTATGGCACAGATTGCACAGCAGGACAATTTGGTTATTGAAGTAACAACAACCGCCGCCGCATTGGATGGCGACACAAAGAAAAAGTTGATTGAATGTATTGAGGGCGGAACAATTACCGACGTTATTTTGGTAACAAAAGAGGTTGAAAAGAAAATCAGCCATGCACGTGTTGTTAGTTGGTTGGTTGACACAACCGGGGATTCGCCAAAATACACAATTGATATTATTAACGCAAACAGCGGAGCAGTAGAAGCAATCGCACTTAATTAATTCAAAGGGTAAGAATATTATGTTAACGAGAGAAATTTTACTTGCAAATGCAGCTTTGTCGGGATTGTCTGACGAACAAATTACAGCGATAACCACGTTATCCGTCAACGACGAAAATAGCGTAATAGCGAAAAAAACCGGGGAAATTTACGGCGGTTTGGATGCGGACATTTTAGCCGTGTCCGGTATCGCAAAGAACGGAACCGAAAAAACGTTTGATTACGCCAAACGAGTATTAACCGAGTTCAAAACCAAAGTTGAGGGCGCAAACGGTCTGCAATCACAGATTGACAGCCTAACCAAAGAAAAGGCACGTTTGGAAAAAGCCATTGCCGACGGTGCGGCGGATGCGGAAACCGCAAAGGCATTGAAGCAAGCAAAGGCAGATTTGCAAAGCGTTACGACCCAATATAACGACCTCAAAAGCAAATACGATGAAGCCGAACAAACCCACACAAAGGAAGTGTTTGGCATTCGTGTTGAAACGGCATTGCAGACAGCAACCGCCGGGTTGAAGTTTAAGGCAGGATTGCCGGAAAGCGCAACAAAGGTTTTGTTGGGTCAAGCAATCGACAAAATTAAGGGTATGAACCCGGAATTTATCGACGACGGCAAAGGCGGCAAAATGTTAGCGTTTAAGGACGAAAACGGCGCAATCATGCGCAACCCGAACAATCAGTTGAACCCGTACACCCCCGGCGACCTTTTAACCCGTGAATTGGAAACAATGGGTATTTTGGATAAAGGACGCCAAGCGGCGGGCGGCGGAACCAATCCCCCGGCGGGCGGCGGTGCGGGCGGTAATGTTACCGTTGATATATCCGGCGCAAAAACGAGGGTTGAGGCATACGACGCAATCGCAAGCACTTTGCAACAACAAGGTTTGCAGATTGGAACGGCTGAATTTGACGCCGGAATGAAACAGGCATGGCAGGATAACAATATTGCCGCATTGCCGGAAAAGTAAAAGACAACACGGGTAAAGGGTAAACCCGCATTTATAAACAATTAAATTTTTAAACGTATGAGTTTAATAGCAACGAGAGTACAAAATTGGCGGATAGAGAACCCGGAGTTAGACCGTAATATGTTCCGCCCGTGTGAGTACGGCGCATTGGATTTCTTTATTGAGCAAACCAACGCCCCCAACTCAATCATTAGCCCTAATTTGAGAGATAGGGCGTTAGTAAGTATCGGCAACACGGTACAAGTTCCGGTTATCAATTATGACGAAAACGTACAAGTTAGCAACGTGCGTTCATGCGTTATTGCTGATAATGAAAATACGTCCGCATTGGTAACGCTTGTTTGGGCTACTTATGCAATCGGGTTTACAATGGTTCCGGCGGCATACTCAAACAATGAGATTTCGTACCAACACGATTTTATGCGTAAAATGGAGAAAACAACCCGTGCGTTGGCGGATGCTTTGGATAAAGGAGCCGTTGCCGCATTGGAAGCGAACAAAACGCAGGTTTTCAAAACTTTGCTCAACTACACGCAGACCGGAAACGTGGTACAAGTTCCAACCCAAATGGCAACCGAGATTTTGGGCGACATTAACCCAATCATGCGGGCGAATTGTTACCCGGAATATATCCACCTTATCGCAAATGCGGGGGTTGATAGCCTAATACGCAAGTTGGCGCAACATGGCGTTTACAACGACGTTAATAAGCGCATGGAATACGACAACAAAGTATTGCATTATACTAACAACGTAACAGACGAAGCGGGTAAAATGGGAACAATGTTTGCCGTTGCCGATGGAAACGTTGGTATCTTAACCCGTGTTGACCGTGAGGCATACCGCCGCACCCGTGCGAATTTCCACGAATGGGACATTGTACGATTGCCGTACATTGATTTGCCCGTTGGTTCGCATTATTATACCGCCGTGGGCGACCAATCGGCGATTATGGGCGACGCAACCGCCGATTTGACGTGTGCGGTTAAGGAGTATTTCGGATTTAGCGTTGATGTTGCCTACATGGTAGCATATAACAGCAAACCGGACACCGTGGCAAATCCGATTATCAAAGCCGAGATTGCAGCACGCAACCCGAACGAACCGTTAGGAATGCCCGTATATGTAACCAACGCCGGGGAATTTCCCGCCGGGGGTGCAGGCGCATAAGCCGGGAAACGGAACGATTATTTAACCGAGGGGACGGGGTGGTTATCCCCGCCCCCTTTTTAATTTTACGCAGTATGTACCGGATTAAAGAGATACAAGATAAATTATTAAACGTCGTTGGTTGGGAGCAATCATATAATCCCGCCGAGGCAATCGCCGAACGGTTGACAGAAACCGAAAGCGGGTTATATTTTCAAGGGGCGCACCCGCTTGTAACGTTGGATAATATGGCGGCAATCGTCCCGGACAATTGGGGCTTTCAATACCCGGTTTGGAACGATACAAAGGAATGGAAAGCCGAAACCGTGGTACAATACGCCAACGATGCGGCGGGCAAACCTTTGTATTGGGTTGCTTTGGTTGATAACGTCGCCGAGGTTCCCGCCGAGGGTTCGACCTTTTGGGAGAAATACAACATATTGTCCGACTATTTGGAGCGTTTGACCCGCAACGGAATTTCCACGGCGGTACAAACGTTTACCCAAATAAAGGGGTTGGATAAGGAAACAAAGAACCTATTGGAACGGCGCACGTTCTTTGACGGTGCGGGACGAATAAGAGCAACCCAACCGAATAATCATAAGTTGGTAGGGTTTGAGATTATCCCGGTGCGGGCGATGGGAGTAACTGCACAAATACACCGTGTAGGCTTGCAAATGACGGGCGGAACCGGGATTGTGAAATTGTATCTATTCCATAGTTCGCAGATTGACCCGATAAAAACATTTGATTTGAATTTTACGCTAACAAATGGCGGCTTTCAATGGTTTACGTTGGAAGATTGTTTTTTGCCATATATAAGCGACGCAAACAACGCCGGGGGTGCGTGGTTCCTTTGTTACAATCAAGACGATTTGCCCGCCGGGATGCAAGCAATTAACGTGTCGAAAGATTGGAGCGGCGAACCGTGCGGAACGTGTACCGGGTACGGCAATATTGAGGCATGGCGGCAATTGACAAAGTATTTGCAGATTTCCCCGTTTATGTACAACGCCCCGGAAACATTCGCCGAATACCCGGAGTTGTGGGATATAGCGTACACGATGTACACTAATACGCTAAATTACGGGTTGAATTGTGAAATTACCGTTGGTTGCGACCTAACCGATTTTATCGTTGAACAACGGGCGATTTTCCAAACGGTAATACAACGCCAAGTTGCGGCAATCGCTTTGCGCACGTTGGCAATGAACCCCAACGTAAGGGTCAACCGGAACCAATCCAACGCCTCTAAAATGGAAATATTGTACGAGTTGGACGGGAACGTTGAGGGACGCCCCGGCGGTTTGGGTTATGACCTTAAAAAAGCGTTTGAGGCTTTGCGATTAGATACGCAAGGGATTGACCGTATTTGTTTGAGTTGCAACAACCGGGGCGTTAAGTACCGGACAACGTAATTGCATTATGGCGGGGTTACAATCAATAATTGATTTACGCAACCGGGTTAATACGTTTAACGACGGGTTGACGTCCGGGTTGATTATACGGGAAATAATCGACGACGGAATGACAACGGCGTTTATCATTGATGCCAACGCCGAGGAACAATTATTTGAACAAGGTATTAACCGATTGGGCGTTGACATAATGGATTATCGACCTTATACCCCGCTAACAATAGCCATTAAGGAGGAAAAGGGACAACCGACGAACCGGGTAACGTTACGGGATGAGGGCGATTTTGAGAGTAGTTTTTATTTGGAAGTCGGCGACAAACAATTTGAAATTAAGGCGTCGGATTTCAAGACGGAAGATTTGATAAAAAAGTACGGGCGGCAAATATTGGGATTGACGAACGAAAACATTGCTAAACTGATTTGGCAATACGTTTACCCGGATTTGCTAACCAAAGCAAAAAAAACGATATACGGAAATGGATAGAGTACCGATTATAAAGAACCCGGAATTATTCGACCGGGTTATTGCAAATATTCAAAAGGGATTGGCGGACGGGTTGCCGTGGCTTAATTATTCCTTTGGACGTTCGGAACGGTTGGTTAAGTCCATACAAGGAAAACGATATTACACGCCCAATATTTACGTCGGCGGCAATGAATATATGTTGATTGCCCCGGATAGTAATATAGGGAATTTTTCGTTTTTCGTGTTGGACGACCCGCAACAAATTGATTGGTTCCCCGGCGAACAAAACAAATATACAACGCCGTTTTCGGTTATCTTTTGGTTTGATATGCGCACGATAACCAACGACCCCAACAACCGGAATACGGAGGCGGTCAAACAACAAATCATGCGGATATTGAATGGCGGTATTTGGTTGCGTTCCGGTTCCATGACAATAAACAGAGTGTACACAAAGGCGGAAAACATATTTGCCGGGTTCACTTTGGACGAAATAGATAACCAATTTTTAATGCACCCGTTCGCCGGGTTCCGGTTTGCCGGGGAATTGGGAATTGATGAAACGTGTTTAACTGATTAACAACAAGTATATGAAAGCATTTTTATTTTATACGGTCGTGGTTGCTTTGGTTGCGGCATTCGGGTTGACCTTGTTACGCAAATGGGGCGTTATCGAATGGGTACAAATCCACGGCAACGAGTTTTTCGCAAAGATGTTTAATTGCGATTTCTGTTTGTCCTTTTGGGCGGGGGTTGCTTTGGCAATCCTTTTGGCGTTTATAACCGGGAACCCGGCATTGTTGTTGGTTCCCTTTTGTTCAACCATGATAACACGTTATTTGCTATGAAAACGGTTAAGATAGGGGAATACACGGTTGAGATATACGACGCAATCGACGAATTACCAATGTTGCGTTTCCATAAATACAATAAAATGTTGTTGGTTGATGCCGGGATTGGTTCGGATTTACAGGATTTCGACACGCATATTGAAAAGGCAATGAGATACGCCCGGAGCAAAACCCCGGAATTGGCGGCAATCGAATTGGATAATATGCGGCAAAACGTGTATTTCATTCAATCCGGGTTAAGCCCGAAATGTTTAGCGTTTGCCGTGTTGGTTAAATCAATCGACGGAACCCCGTACAACGATTTATCCGACGACGGATTGCAAAAGGTCGTCGATATGTTCGGCGACGTGCCGATTAAAGAGTTGACCGCCCAAATGGAAGCGGTCAAAAAAAAAAT